AATCAATATGGGCAAGAGTGCAGGTCAAACTTGCATGTATCCACATGTTCATTTAATCTTTAGACGTGATGGCGATATGGAAGACCCCGCAGGTGGTGTTCGTGGTGTTATTCCAGAAAAACAAAAATATATCAAAAAAGACGAAGACCAAATTGAACTTTTTGATGATAATGTTGGATGTTAATGGTTGACAAAAACCTAAATAAACACTATAATATATAATAGGAGTTGTAAATGAAACTTAGATATAGTGAAGCATTTTATAGTGTACAAGGTGAAGGACGTTTTGTAGGCGTGCCTAGTGTATTTTTACGTACATTTGGCTGTAACTTTCGTTGTATGAATTTTGGTTTGGACAAGCATCCAAACAGAGCAGAAAAATTAGAACAAGGCATCAAGTATAATCCTGAAGTAAAACAATTACTTGATGATGGTATTTTAGACAAGGTAAATAGATTTGAGGATTTGCCTATTGTACACACAGGTTGTGATACATATGCGAGTATCTATCCAGAATTTAAGAAGTATATGAAAGACCACACAGTTGACGAAGTTGTTGACTATGTGTTAAGTCTTACTCCACAAAATAAGTGGACAATGGACAATGGACAAGATGTTCATTTTATACTCACAGGCGGAGAGCCCCTGCTAGGGTGGCAACGTCTTTACATGGATCTATTCGAACACCCTGGCATGGGAGACTTAAAAAATGTTACATTTGAAACAAATACAACACAAACTCTTAGAGATGATTTCCGAGAGTGGCTCAACAACGAAAGAGCATTTCACATCACTTGGTCGTGCAGTCCAAAACTTTCCGTATCAGGAGAGCCTTGGGATACTGCTATCAAGCCTGATATTGCTAGGCAGTATTACGATGTACCTAATAGTAGTATGTATTTCAAGTTTGTTGTGGCTACCGAAGAAGATGTGGATGAAGTTACAAGAGCAGTTGAACAGTACAGAGCAGAAGGAATCGATGTTCCAGTCTATGTTATGCCGCTTGGGGGTCGTTCAGAAGAATACAGCCTCAACACAAGAGGAGTCGCAACATTGGCAATGGAGCGAGGCTGGAGGTATACACCCCGACTACACGTCGACATCTTCGGCAACGCTTGGGGGACTTAATAAAGAAGATTTAGATGATAAAGCAAGAAAGGCAGGACTATAATGATAGATGTAATTAAAAAAATGTTTAATAAAAACCATGTTCCTGCTACGGTGTCTAAAGAAAAGACAACAGACGCTAAAGCAGAAGCAACAAAAAAGAAAGAACCTTATGTAGCGGTTCTCAATGTGGAAATGAAAGATAATAATCCACGCAACGGCTTCTTTGAATTAGATTGGAATCAATACTTTATACGTGAGTTAAAACTTAATGGTTATCAAGGTGATTCTGAAGAAGAAATTGTAGACGCTTGGTTTAAAGAACTATGCGGTAATGTTGCAAAAGATCAAGGTGTAGCGTCAGCAGAAAATCCTATGGGTGCTGGCTATGTTAATGTAAAACCTTTAGGAGACAACAAATCGGAGGTTAGTTAATGACTCCAGTAACTAAAACTAGAAAAACTGAAAAATATAGAAAAGAAGATTGGCAAGCATTAGCAGATTGTATTAGATCAGATCAATTAAGTGCTAAACAAGTACATGAAACAATGATCTTTAATCCAGACTTTGCTAAATGGTATAGAATGAAATACATAGGCAGAAAATAATGACATATATTCTCGTAGACACAGCAAATACATTCTTCCGTGCAAGGCACGTTGTACGTGGTGATGCTGATATTAAAATTGGCATGGCTTTGCACACAACATTCCAAAGCATTCGTAAGGCTTGGAATGATTTTAACGGCAGTCATGTAGTGTTTTGTCTCGAAGGTCGTAGTTGGCGCAAAGACTTTTATGCACCATATAAACGCAATCGTCAAGAAACTCGTGACGCACTTACGCCTTCGCAACAGGAAGAAGATAAAATCTTCTGGGAAACATTTGATGAGTTTACTGGATTTCTACGAGAAAAAACAAATTGCAGTGTGTTACAACATCCGCAACTAGAAGCAGATGATCTTATTGCTGGTTGGATACAAGCACACCCTAAAGATGATCATGTTATTATTAGCACAGACGGTGACTTTGCACAATTAATTTCACCCAATGTAAAACAATACAACGGTGTATCAAAAACAACAATAACACACGAAGGTTACTTTGATGAAAAAGGTAAACCTGTTGTAGATAAGAAAACTAAAGCAGAAAAACCTGCTCCAAATCCACAATGGTTATTGTTTGAAAAATGTATGCGTGGTGATACAAGCGATAATGTGTTTAGTGCTTATCCAGGTGTTCGTGTAAAAGGTACAAAGAACAAAGTAGGATTACAAGAAGCATTTGAAGACAGAGAAACAAAAGGATTTAATTGGAATAATCTTATGTTACAACGTTGGACAGATCACGAAGGTAATGAGCATAGGGTATTAGATGATTACTCAAGAAATGTAATACTTTGCGATCTAACAGCACAACCGCCTGAAATAAAAGAACTAATAGGGAAAACTATTGCAGATGGTATTTCTGCAGGTAAAGATATTTCTCAGGTAGGTGTACGTTTAGTAAAATTTGCAAGCAGTTACGATCTTAATAAAATTACAGAACAAGCAGAAACGTATGCTAAACCTTTAAACGCAAGATACGGGAGAGTATAATGGAATTTGAATTTAAAGCAAAACAACTAATTCCAAATAAATTTTGGATTGTACAAGATCATGGACGTAAGGTAGGAACCTTAGCAAAAGAAAAAGAAGGATTCATTCTTGTTACTCCAAGAGATAAAATACATTTTGAAAATGTAGAAAAGGTATACGATGCATTTGGCAAAGACTTTTTTGAACAGATTGTAAAAAAGAAAACCAAAGATTCAAAGGTTATGGAAGTGCATGGATACCCTACTAGCACACAAGCATATAATCCTTTACTAGATGTGCAAAACAACTTACCTTTGTATAGCAAAAGCAAAAAATCTAAAAGTTTATACTGTGCAGGTTATTATACAATACGTTTTGCAAAAGGTTGGGTTAAATCGTTTTGTCCTAAACTTATCACACTACAAAGATATGAATACAAAGGTCCTTTTACAACAGAACTAGAAATGCGTCAGGTATTATCAAATGTCTCGAAATCCAGTTAATACAGTTCCAATTGAAAACTTTTTGCAAGCGGCAAAAGTAGCAGGCAAAACACAACAACGAGAACTTAAACTAGACTCTAAACAATATAAAGATCTTGCAGATAGCATTAGTATGTTACTTGCAAGGCTTGTAGAACTGCAAGATACACGCCTACAACAACCACAAGAGGTTAGTGTAGATGTTAAAATGGACGGCGGAAACTTCTAAATTTTCGATAAATAAGTACGTAGTTAACTTAAAGGAATTACGTACAATGAGTAGACCAAAACCAACTATCTTGTTGGAATATACCGACAAGAACACATATAGAAAAGAAGAAGTACTAGATGCAGAAGCAATCTGGGCGGTCTTTTATCAAGGTAAACCTTTTAATTTAAAAAGTTCAAATAGCATTTCGCCAACACCGGGACCTAAATATAAGAAAACAAGTTTTTCTAATCCTGGACATGCATTAAATCTTGCAAGAAAACTAAACACAACATTCAAAACACAAGAATTTGAAGTTTATAAGTTAACAAAAGGCGATAAAGTTTAGTAATGGATATTAAAGAAGCATACACCAAAACCTTTATGATAGGTGCTGGTGAAGAAGATACATCAGAACAGGAAATAAAAAAGAATTATATGCTTTGGTGGCAAAATACTAGAGCAAAAGGCGATGCTGGATTGCGTTTAACCAAAGACGGATTTGATTATGCTGTTGAACGTGCAGATTTACAAACATACGAAATTAAATTCCCCAACGAAATTAAGTTTACTCCACAAGTATTCTTATATCTAGACAACTTTATTGATTGTCCTTACTACGTTACAAAGAAACGTATCTTTGTTTTCAGCGAAAAAATGGGTTTACAACTTATGATGTTTGCTGGAGATATCAAACAGTACGGCCTTGCCCGTGCTATGGCTCAAGAACTAGAAGATTAAGTTCATTTTGGATAGTTTTTTTCCAAAATAGTGGAAAAACCGCTTGACATTTCCTTGTCTGATGCTATTATATACTTATAGTTAGAAACAAAGGAGCAATAGCAAATGGCACAAACAACAGAAGCACGTACAGTTACACCAAACGAAGCAAAGGCGGCTGTACAACACGCAATGAAACTGAAGCGTCCTATCTTTATGTGGGGTCCTCCAGGTATTGGTAAGTCTGACATTATGAGTCAGATTACAACACAACTTAAAAACGCACATCTTATTGACGTTCGTCTTTCATTATGGGAGCCAACGGACGTAAAAGGTATGCCTTATTATAGTGCAAACGACAACACTATGAAATGGGCACCTCCAGCAGAACTTCCAGATGAAGAATTTGCTAAACAATTTGACACAATCGTTCTTTTCCTAGACGAAATGAACTCTGCCGCGCCAGCAGTACAGGCGGCGGCTTATCAACTTATTCTAAATCGTAAGGTTGGTACATACAAACTTCCAGACAATGTTGTAATTGTCGCGGCAGGTAACCGTGAAACTGATAAGGGTGTAACTTATCGTATGCCGGCACCACTTGCCAATCGTTTTGTACACCTTGAACTACGTGTTGACTTTGAAGACTGGTTAACATGGGCGACAGAAAACAAAATCCACTCTGATGTAGTGGGTTACTTGACTTTCGCTAAACAGGATCTATATGATTTTGATCCAAAGTCAAGTTCACGAGCATTCGCAACTCCACGTTCTTGGAGTTTCGTAAGCGAACTTCTCGACGATGAACTGCCTGAGTCTACACTTACAGACTTGGTTGCAGGTAGCGTCGGCGAAGGCTTGGCAGTTAAATTTGCGGCACACCGTAAGGTTGCTTCTAAACTGCCAAATCCAACAGACATACTTAAAGGCAAGGTTAAGACTATGGAGTCGAAAGAAATTTCGGCGATGTATTCGCTAACTGTAAGTATGTGCTATGAACTTCAAGAGGCTTTCAAAAGCAAGGAGAAGGGTTGGAATCAAATGGCAGACAACTTCTTTGGTTTTATGATGGATAATTTTGAAACTGAACTAGTTGTAATGGGTACGCGAGTTGCTATCGCTACTTATAAACTGCCATTTTCGCCAAAGGACTTGAAAAACTTTGACCGTTTCCATGACAAGTACGGCAAGTATGTTCAAGCCGCTATGGCATCCTAACTAACTATAGAGGGGGTCTTCGGATCCCCTCGCTCTATTAGGAGGCCTAAATGAGCAGACATTTTTTTGAAAGACACAAACAAGGTTATGCAGGTATAAAAAATTCTGTAACCACAACTTGTACACTTCCTTATTGTAACAAACAATCTTCTAAGTACAAAGGAGCAGGCTCACGTCTTTGTGAACATCATCAAAGTTTACTAAGAGAGTACGGAGGTCCTGCTAGAATGGATCGTCCGTGGACATTTAATAAGAAAAGGTTTTGCGAAATTTGTGGACATAATCCATGGGAACATCCTAAAGTAAAACTAATAGAAGATGAACTAATTCGTGATCGTGTTGCATGGGGTATGTTATTTGTAGATCATATTGAAACGCAACGAGACGGTGGTAGCCATTGCGACCAAAATACTCAAACACTTTGTTTGGATTGTAATATGATTAAAAGTACACTTGCAGGAGATCTAGTTCCTAAAAAACTGTACAAAGACGAAAACGAATATCATAAAGTAATGGAACAACTAAAACCACACTACAAAAAAGTTTTTAACCAAATCAGTTGACCACTAGATAGTTTTCTGTTATAATAATTACAGTTAAATTGCAAATAAGGAGAAAAATTGCAAACTGTAGACTTAGCAATATGGTTGCGTAATAACGTAGATTGGAACAAGTATGTTACACTTGTACATACAATTGGTGACGAACTAAATGAGCGTAAATTACGATTTGACAAAAGCGACTTACTTGAACGTTCACTAGAACTGTTTAGCGATGGCAATCTAGTATATGTTAATTTGGAAGGTGTGGATCATATTGGACCCAACGGTATGATGATTGAAATGAAGTACACAGAAGGTTCGTTGTTTACACGCAAAACCAAAAAGAAAAAGAAACACGTATCAGATCTACAGTTAATGAACAGTCGTGGATCTAGTGCAGGTCGTACGCTTCCTCCGGGATATGCTGACTTTCTTCTTATTTGTGATACAGACAGTGTGGCACTAATTGCCAAAAATGATCTTATTCCTTTTGTAATTGATGCCGGTGATGGCCTTAAAACTTCCAAATTGCCGTCCAATATGGTACAATATGTATTCGTTCCGGGCGAGTATAAACCACTAGATCTAGCAGAATCTGTGTCATATAAAGATGCCAAAATGAAGATGCAACGTGATTTTTTAGCACAATTTTAGTTGACAAATACCTGTTTGATGCTATAATTATATTATAGTTAGAAAGTTAGGAGCAAACAATGTCAAAGAATACAACCGCAGTAGAACAGAGCATGATGGAGGGTAAAATCTATGAGCGTAATCCTTCAATTGATTCAAACAAAGTAAAAGAAAAATTAACAACCGCTAGAATTGCATTGTTAATTCGTCAACCATTTTTTGGTAATCTTGCTACACGTTTACAAATTATTGACGCAACGGATTGGTGTTCAACTGCCGCAACCGACGGTCGTCATTTTTTCTACAACGAAAATTTTGTAAACGAACTAACACAAAAACAAACAGAATTTCTTTTTGGTCACGAAATCCTACACTGTGTATATGATCACTTTACACGTAGAGATAATCGAGATCCTAACATTTATAATATTGCCGCTGACTATTGTGTTAACGGTGATCTAATTCGTCATAACATTGGCGAAGTTATTACACAGGTTAAACCCTTTCATGATCCTAAGTATTATGGTTGGGCATCAGAGGCTGTGTACGACGACATCTACCAAAAGTACGATGAAGAACAACTTGAACAGTTAGGAAAACTACTCGATGAGCATATTGACTGGGAAAAAGGAAAAGGACAAGGACCTGCAGGAGAAACTAAGAAAGACGGAAAAGGAAAAAAAGATTCCCGTCCTTCTTATTCCAAAGAAGAACTTAAAAAGATCCGAGACGAAATGAAAGAGGCTATGGTATCTGCGGCACAGGCGGCAGGTGTTGGTAATGTTCCTAAAGGTGTAGCACGTATCATTAAAGATCTTACAGAACCTAAAATGAACTGGCGTGAACTGTTGAATCAACAAATTCAAAGCACCTTAAAAAGTAATTACACATTTATGCGTCCTTCACGTAAAGCATGGCACACCGGTGCTATTCTTCCAGGCATGGATTTTGATCAAACCATTGATATTGCTATTGCACTTGACATGTCAGGTTCAATTGGTAGCAGAGAAGCACGTGACTTCTTAAGTGAAGTTAAAGGTATTTGTGATCAGTACGATGATTACAAAATTAAAATTTGGTGTTTTGATACAGAAGTTTACAACGAACAAGACTTTACTCCTGACAGCGGAGAATCAATTGAAGATTATGAACTTGCTGGCGGTGGTGGTACTGACTTCGATGCAAACTGGAAATATATGAAAGACAACGATATTCAACCAAAGAAATTCATTGTGTTCACAGATGGTTATTCATGGAACTGGGGTGACGAAAACTATTGCGATACTATTTGGGTTATTCACTCAGATAAATCAATCGAAGCACCGCACGGTATAACTTGCCATTATGATTTACAAAAAGAGGCGGCATGAAGTTACTAGTAGACGAACCTAATCCAAATAATGTTCTCGAAATTCGAGAATTAAACTTCTGTCCAAAAAATTGGACAAAAATAAAACTAGGAAACAACAGTTGGAATTTTAAAAACGATGTTGAACTAATTAGAAAATGGATCTACAATAACTTGCACGGAAGGTTTTGTATTGTGCAAGATCTTGATGTAATCAACAATAAAATGGAATCAATTATCCAAATTGGCTTTGAAGAAGCATCAGAGTCCACAATGTTTAGTTTGGCGTGCTCACATTTGCACGACCGTGATATTAACATCATATAATTACTAGTGTTATAACACAAACTTTAATTAACAAGGAGTTAACTCAAAATGACAGAAGAAAATAAAACTCAGGCGCCAGCACAAGAGGCACCTCAGTCAGAAGCACCAAAACCAGGTGCACCAGATCTTACTGTACAAGATCTTCAGGCATTAAAAGCAATCATTGACGTTGCAAGTCAACGTGGTGCATATAAGCCAAACGAAATGGAAGTAGTTGGTCGCACTTACAATAGATTGAACGCATTCTTAGAAGCAATTACACCTAAGAAGCCAGCAGAAGGAGAAGCACCAAGTACAGATTCTGCTCAACCAACAGAAGCACCTGCTCAAACAGCAGAGGCTCCAAAGGAGTAAATTATGGCAGTTAAACACGTAGCGGTAGTAGGCGAAAAAGGAACTAAGGTATTAGTTGCTTACAGAACATTACCAGGCGATCCTAATAGTGCATTGGTTATTCCTACTGCTTCTTTAAAACAAACATATCACGATGAATTAGATTCGTTGGTTATGTCAGAACAATCACAGCAATCATATGAGTTTGCAAACATTTTAGCAGTACGTAAGTTTTCAGACGGAAGAACTATGTTATCGGCTCTTCATGCAGGAGGCAACCTACAAAAGGTTCCAACAAGCGAAGTAACTATGCAACCTAGCACAAAAAGAGAAACATGGGTTAAGTTAGATGAACTTAACAAAATCATTGCTGAACAAAAAGGTGTAGGCATTGATGAACTTGCGGTTACAGCATCAGGTGAACCTGGTAAAACAGAAGCGGTAGTTCAAACTATTGCTACTGTAAAAGACCAATCAGTTCTAAGTGATGAAGACCTTGCAATAAAGTATAGAGCGGATGCAGATGCATTGTACAAAGAAGTACAAGAACTTCGCAAAAAAGCGGATGAATTGTCTCCTAAAACAACTGCAAAGAAATCTGCAAAGACTAATGCGTAATGTCCAAGTCGCAGGGCAGAATCATCTTACACGGTGATCCGACACTTAATCCAGAATGGGAAGGCGTAATTGAAGACATCAAAATCGAAAGTCTTCCCATTCATTACGTTTCCGAATTAAAACTCAATCTAAAAAACAAACAAAAAGTAATTATTGATGTTCGATCAATTGTTGCACAAAGTCCTACTTCAGACCAGGCGGCGCAACGGGTTAATAACATTATAAGAGAACATTCTAACATACTTGAAAATATAGATTTCAAAGTTAATATGTCTGGTTTGCAAAATCAAGTTAAGCAGGCTAGAGACGCATTTACGAAGAAAGTAAATAAAAACTTTAAAAAGTCAAATGCAGAAAGGAAGAAAAAAGATCGTGAGTGAAGTTAACTTTAACGTTATAGAACAAACTGCTATTCTGCATATTAAACAAGCATTTACAGAGCAAGAATGCAAAGACATTGCAACAGCAGTAATTGATTACAAAAACAAATCTCCTAGTTTTGATCCTAACGCAAATTTAGGCTGTTGGAGAGGATGGCCTCATGTCAAAGGAGGCTTTACAGAAGAAATGAACGATATGATTATTGATCGTTGCAGTGAAGCAGTAAACGAATACATGTCACGTTTAGAAAAACCAATTAATACTTTTGGCGAATCAACAGAATACTTAGACAAATCGCGATATGTGTTTGATGCATGGTTTAATGTTAATAGAAAAAAAGCAGAAAATAGAGAACATTCACATAGTGGATTTTTAGCAAGTGGTGTTGCTTATTTTCAGGCAACTGATACAGGACCAATTGAATTCTTACCATTAAATGCATTATACAAAATGACCAATCCAGCATGGCCTTATCATGGAATGGCAAACTACGAACCAAAGGACGGAGATATATTAATTTTTCCAAGTTACTTACTACACAAAGTACATCCTAACCCAAGCGAAAAAGAAAGAATTAACATGGCGTTTAATGTCAATTATCAAAGGAAAGATTTACCATGAACGTAAAACTAGTATCATATTCACAACCGTCTGAAGAGTTTAAAGCAGAAGGTTTAAATGATGCACAAGAACTAATCGCGTTTTGTGCAAGAGTTAGTAATCCAAGCAATCAAATGAACAAGGAGACTTCAGAAAAACTTATAAAGTATTTGATCAAACACGCACATTGGTCTCCACTTGAAATGGTTAGTGCTTGTTTGGAAATTGATACTACACGTGATATTGCACATCAAGTAGTTCGTCATCGTTCTTTCTCTTTTCAAGAATTTAGTCAGCGTTATGCCAACCCTGAGGATATGGGTAATATGTTTGAACTATCAGAAGCACGACTACAGGACGAAAAGAACAGACAAAATTCAATCGAAACTGATGATGTACTGCTTCAAACACATTGGGAACAGCAACAAAAAAGAATTATTGATCTTTCAAAAGAAGTTTATGATTGGGCATTAGAACGAGGAATTGCAAAAGAACAAGCACGTAAGGTACTACCTGAAGGACTTACCAAAACACGTTTGTATATGAATGGTACACTACGTTCGTGGGTACACTATATTGAACTACGTGGTGCAAACGGAACACAAAAAGAGCATATGGAAATTGCTCATGCCTGTGCGAAAGTAATCGCAGAAATCTTTCCTTTGGCAAAGGAACTTGTAAGTGAAGCCTAAATTTATTCATGCATACATGGATGTTGCAAAACGGTTTGCACAACTGTCACATGCAGAAAGACTTCAAGTCGGTGCGATTGTTGTAAAGGATGATCGCATAATTGCATACGGATATAACGGAATGCCAAGTGGATGGGATAATTGCTGTGAAGAAAATGGAAAAACAAAACCCGAAGTATTACACGCGGAATCAAATGCTATTGCAAAATTGGCCCGTAGCAACGAAAGTGGTTTGGGTGCTGACCTGTTTATTACTCATAGTCCTTGTATTGAATGTGCCAAATTGATTTACCAAAGTGGAATAAAAACAGTTTATTTTGGAGAGCATTACCGCAGTAATGACGGAATAGACTTCTTACAAGCGTCTAAAATAGGCGTTATGCACGTTGATAAACAAAGTACTAGCGAATAGCATAAACACCGCTGTATGACGCTTAAAATGCGTTTAAGACGCCTTATACAACTACTTCTACTAGTTTAACTTCTGAACTTTGATTAGTTTCAATCGACTTTCCAATTACATATACTGCATTTGGAATAGCACTGTCTTCTGTTAGTGCTGTTGCCGTACCTGGTACATGACTTGTAATTAGGATATCACCTTTGCGTACAGGACCTGTTACTTTAACTTGGATTCTACCACGCAATGCAACTGGAGCAACAAACTCACCTTGTAGATTACTATTCATTAAGTGTGCTGGATTTTCTGAAACAACACCAACTACCCTTGAATCCATTTGTGATGTACTTTGAGTAACTTCTTTGTCGCCGCCTAGTATCAAAACTGTACCAATTTCATAGTCAGCATCTGCTAGATAATTTTCAGCCAAATCAGCAAATTGTGCCGCGGTTGCTGTACCTAAAAACTTACGTGCTGTAAGATCTTTGTTTGCATCTCGTTGTGCAATGCTTCCAGAAACTGCGCCAGTGTCTGCTGTTGCACCATTGAGTGCTTGTGAATTTGTAGAAGTACCATTAACAATATTAACGTTAATGTTACCACTTCCATCTCGTGCAACGATTGAATTATTTACTAATAGTGTGTTTGCTTCTCTTGCTGTACCAGAATCAACTACAAGTTTATTTGCAATATCTGATGTACCTTGTACCGTTGCGTTTAATGTACCATTTACAGTAACATTATTAAATGTGCTTGTTCCTGAAGATGCTGTAACATTACCTGTTAAGTTTCCTGTAACATTACCTGTTAAGTTTCCTGTAACATTACCTACTACATCTCCTGATAAAAATCCTGTGCTGTCAATAGTAACACTATAAGCATTTATTGATTGCCATTTTTGTGCTACAGTACCAATTGAACCTACGCCATCTTGTACAGGAATAAACGAGTTATTTTCAAATCTTGCAACAGCAGTAGCACCAGTTCCGGTGTTAACTGAGAAATTAATTTTATTACCTACTTGGTTTGTAATGTTTGCTTGGTCACCACCTGTGACGTGTAGTTTTAAATCTTGACCGTTACCTACAGTAAGACCTTCGTCATTTAAGAATTTAACTAGGTCAGCAAAACTTTGCAATCCACTGTTAAGAACATATTGTGCCGCAGGAATGCCTCCTAGGTTGTCTGCATTTACCGCAGTACCATGATATCTAATACCCGGAACTGTAATTTCATCTGCTAGGTTAAAACCTTTTTTGATTTGACTAAATCCTGCAATAGGATTTTTTGTGCTATCTAAAATAAATTCATCTTTAGCAGTAATACCCATTACTGAGTCATTAACTGTGTATGTAAGAATCGTTCTATCGTTGGCTGTAATATCTTTTACAACCCTTGAAGTAACCTGAGATACACCTTCACCGCCTGTGCTAACAGGACCAATTAGAATAAAATCTTCACCATTGTAAACATATAATTGCTCACCGTCTGTTTCCCACCAAAGGTCGCCTCTTGCTAAACCTACTGGTTGGTTAGGACCAATTTCTGCACCACCTGCAATTCTAAATCTTCCACCATCGAAAAATTTAATAACACGGTTTGCACTATCGTACCACACCTGTCCTGGTAAAGGATTTGGTGGTTGATTTGCACCAGCAAAACTTTCCATTAGGTGTACAAAATTTTCATTGATGATTTCACCAAAACCTGCATAGTTCTTACCAACAAGTTTTATATCAGTGGTGTTATCAACAGTACCGTCTTGTACTACTGCAATTTGTGTTCCATTGTATGTGTTAATAATATATGGCATTTTATTCCTCTACTAGCAGTATTTACCTTATGCTTGTCCCATACGTTTCTTGCGATCAAGTTCACTAATCTTCTTATCTGCAAAGAAATATGCATCACTTGATTTGAATTGTTCTTTACGTGCTTTATTCATTTCTCTAAGATCTTTAATATATGCAACCATTTCTGCAAATTCTGGAGTATTAGGATAGTCGCACTTATCAAGCATATCAATAATAATGTTTAACTGTTTGTGCATTGGATATTTTTGATGTATCTCATCTGCTATTCCTGCATTAAGAACTTCTTCATCAATAAATGCTTTGCCGTCATCAAGATCAGCAATCTTTTTTACACCACCTTCGGTGAGTGTGCCAATGTATATTTCTTTGTCTGGATCATATTCAACCGTTTTAATTTTTACTTCGTCAGGATCTAAGCCAAAGGTGTCCATTCCTTTAGGTAAGTGACCTAAAAGAGCACCGTTTTTAGCATTAAACATCAATTTAAATTTTTCTTTTGCCATATCCTTATTCCCATATTAGCACAAGACTGTATTTTGTCTGTTCGCCTTGTTCTATCTTTGTTACTTCATGCCATGTTTCTATCGGCATTTTAAACATTGCTCCTTTTCTTTCTTGGACTAAATGCTCATTGTCATCCTTGTCCCAGTATTTAAAATGAGGCTTGCCTTCTGTTAAAAACACTAACTTAAACTGCCAGTAGCCGCCTGCACTATCTTGGTGCCTTATTAGCCAATCTCCCGGCTTGTATTTGTTTACTACTATCTGTGAACACCATTTGCGTTCACTGTCTGGTATGGTTTTCCATATAGTTTCAACTAAGTCATTGTCCATGTCTTTTTCATATAAACTTGAAAAATGACTTTCACCGTATATAGTAGCGTGTTTGTCAGTGCCTCCTATGCCTCTATTTGTAAATTTGCCTTTGCTTTCGTGTTCATACACTTTTTGCATGATTTCGTCAACGTTTGTAACATAGCCATCGACAATTTCATACATTAAAAATTACCTTTATAAACCCATGCCGCAGAACTTGTTCTACTAGTTCTATTAAATGTATATGCTGTAACAGTTGTGGTAAATCCTGCAATGTTTACAGCACTATTCCAGGTGCTTGCACCTGCACGTTCATAGGTTACATTTCCAACCAATAATTGTAATAGTCCATCATTAGAACTATATGACTCAACTAAACCGTTTCTAACAATAACAACTTTTGCACCTTGAACAGCATTAGTAGAAAACTCATCTGCTTGATCTACATTTAATGCTGTTTGGAAAACAAACCAACCTGTTAATGTACCGTTTGATAACAGCGTACTAAATGTTCCTGCATTTGAATTTGTAGGGAATGTTTGTGAATCTGTGGTAACATTGCCTGTTGCACTTAATTGGAATTCGTAGCCTGTTGTTGCGGCTTTCTTATCAATTATATCAGTAATAATACCAGAACCACTTTCTACACTTCTACCACCAATCCAGCCAATACCTCTTCGTGTTGTTGTGCTATATTTCTTAACATAAATTGGATTACCTTCACTGTTAACACCAAGGTTACCATAGTAGTAACTTCCTAGTATTCTTGCAATAGTTCCTTCTTTAAAGTTTTCTGGTGGAGCAAGTCTAGTTAACTGTGTTTTAACATCTGCTTGTGTCATATCTTTTGTGTCAAGATAGAACTGAATATCCTGTCCGGTTGATTGGAATACCGTATCTACATATTCTTTAATAGCACGTTCTGTTACTAAATTAGTTGCACTGTTTTGTAAAAATTGTCCGTCGTCACTAATACGTGTAACTGTTCTACCAACAGCATCAACAAACTTTTGTGCTTTAACCTGTATTGCTGGTGCATTTTTACCAATGTCAGCACCATCGATAACAGTACCATTTGAAATTGTTCCTGCTCTTAAATCAGGATTGTTAATTCTTGAGTCTTGTATAGTAACCCTGTCAATTAACATGTCTCCAATATTTTGATTAGGATCACTTGGTGTAGTAATTGCACCTCTACCAATTCTACCTACGCTTATATAACCGTTGGTTGTTTGTGAAGATGTTAAAGTTACGCTTCCATTAAATTGTGATGTGCCATTAAACGTATTAATACCTGTTAGTGTATTATTTTGGTTTGTGTATACACCATAATCAACAAATGCCGCCACACCTTCAAAACGTCCTACCCTTGTTCCAGCACTTGCAGGAATTTTAGGAGCAGTTGTTGTGGCATCAACATCAACAACAGTTAATCCGTTTGTTGCTTGTGAGTTACCTACGTTAATTGTAAAAGATTTTCCTGTTTCAGGATCAACAATAGTATTACCTAAACTATCTTGTAACTGACCTCTGTTAGCACCTGTTGTTGTACCAACCATTGATCCGCTTAAAGTACCAATAAAGTTTGCATAAACATCATTAGCATAAATGTTTCTAAAGTTTTTGCTAGGTGAACCAATGCTTACTTGATTGTTAGCAAAAGGTAAAATATTTTTATCAATAATTTGTATTACTTCTTTGTCAGCACCACTACCGGCATAGTTAACACCAAGTTTTAAAACAGTACCAACTTCATTGTAAATTTGTGCAATGCTAGAACCAGGATCAATTTTAATTTCTAATTCGCTGTCAACACCTATTTTGATACCACCGTCATTTTTAAAACTGTATACACCTGTAATATCTTCGTTGTCATTTCTGTTTGCCCAAGTGCTTGCTAAACGTCCGCCTAATCTATCAGCATCGCCTGCTGTACCAAAAAATCTTGTAGCACTAGATGTTACGCCATCTACATTTGTGCCTTTTGCAGTAATACCTTGACCAATTCTAGTAAATCCTGTTAACGGTGTTGCAGTTTGATCAATTTCAAACGCCGCATCTGCCATTACCATATATGGTGCACCGTCTACATATCCAATTGATACAGGATGATCTGTTCCTCCGGTGTCAGTTAATTTTTCTGAACTCCAACGAGTTTGACCAAAACCTAATACACTTTCAGGTCCAACAAGTACATGCTGGTCACCATCTGCAACAAATACATATAATTTATTGTTAACAGTATCCCACCATAAATCACCTTCTTTTTGACCTTGAGGTTCTGTTGCTGAAACTTGATTGATTGTTAAATTACGCCAATGCACTCCGTCAAACACACTAGGACGAAGTTTGTCTGCATTTTTATCAAACCATATCTGTCCAACCAACGGCTTGCTTGGAGGTGTATCTGCTCTAGCAAAATTTTCTAATAATTTTACAAAGTTTTCATTTTGTTGCTCACCGTAGCCTGCAACATTTCTACCCACAAGTTGTAGATCGGTTGAGTTATCAACAACACCATCTGCTAATGTTATTAATACTGTACCGTCCGTTTTATCTAATTGATATGGCATCGCTCTCTATTCCTTATACATCACTTACATAAACCCATTGTGGGCCTGCTTGGATTTCAAATATTTTTGTTACTCTTGCTACAGCAATTGAGTTACCACTTGGTGTAATACCATTTGGAAAACTTAAACTCTGTATAACACTTGCACTACTTACCACGCCGTCCTTATCAACTGCTACTTGATTAGCCAACAATTCGTTTGTTAAGCCTGTTGACGATCCTGTAGTATTAACAGTAATTGTAGTTGCTGTACCAGCAAGAGAAAGTGTTTCACATAAAACTCTTGCTTGTGTACCTAGTTCATAGTTTAAAGGTGGTGCAAGTTTTGCAAGTTCGTTTGGAATGTCAGAAGTGTTTTGATTTGTCATTCCAGTTACATTCATTGTTAGCACAATAGTTTGATTAGCAATTTCTCTATCAACATATGCTTTAGTTGCAACGTCTTGTGCATCGGTTGGATCTTTGACTCCTTTAATTTGTGTTACTGGACTTGCTTCTTCGTTATCAAAAACAACATTACCCGTTCCGTGAACATCAATGTTTAAATCTGCGTTTGTTGTTACAGTTGAAATAGTATTACCGTTAATATCAATATCATCAACTTGTAACTCTGTTAGAATTCCTAAATTTGTTAAACTAGAATTAACAACACTTGCACCAAGTGTGCTTTCACTTAACATCAAGTTATTGTTAATATGGAAGTGTTTTCCGGTAGCAAGACCAAATGTATCACTTGATGTCCATGCTTGTGTACTGTTTGCCCAATTAATTGTATGATCGGTATCACCTTTAAGTGTAATACCTCCACCATCAGCAAGAACATCAGTTGGTGTATCACCGTATGCTAATTCAATATTTTTATCATTTACCCTTAGGGTGTTTGTATCTAAGTAACTTGTGCTACCACTTACCGTTAAGTCGCCACTTACAATTAAGTTACCACCTGTGGTAATTGTACTTGTTGTTTGACCTTCAAACAACTTCATTGTAAGTGTAGAACTGTCAATATCTATTGCATCTGTTAATGTTCCTGTTGCACTTGAGTTAACCTGTAACTTCCAATCTCTATCTTGCAGGTTATTTTTAAATGTTGTTGTATTGGTATTAATAAATGCTGTGAAATCGCTGTCCGCACCGATTGTTAAACCGCCGTCATTAAGAACACCAAGTGTTCCTGTTGTAATATCACTTTCGTCTGAACGTAAAAACTGTCCAGGTGCAATTCCTGCAACAGCATCTGCTGATGTTGCTGTACCGTGTAACTTTAATCCTGCTACTGCTGTACTAAAATTAAGTCCAACATTAATTTGTGTAAAACCGTTAATTGCTGTTCGAGGTGTAAATTGATATCTACTTAAAATACCAATACGTTCACCATTTACCCATAAACCTGTAATTGAACGTCCATTGTTTCCTTGGTCAACAACATTTTCAACAATCCATCCGTGTTTTCCTTCTGCTTGAGAATAAATTGGACCTGCTAAACTTAAATCAACACCATCATAAAAATATAGTTGATTTGTTTCGTTGTTAATCCAAAGGTCACCAATAACCAATCCTGGAGGTCTTGTGTCTTGTACCAACGGACCACCTGTTGGTTTAAATTCACTTCCTGTGTAAACTTTTAAACGACCTTCTAGTGTATCAAACCAAACCTGTCCTTCTAAAGGATTATCCGGTGCTGTTCTATTTGCAAAACTTTCTAATAGTTTTACTAAGTTTTCGTTTAATACTTCACCGTATCCACTGTACTTTCTACCTACAAGGGTAATATCTGTTGAAGTGTTATCAACTGTACCATCGCCTACAATGGTTAAAACTGTTCCGTCTGTTTTATTAACTGTATAACTCATTATGCCGCTGGCTCCCCTGCTCTAATAATATAATGTACCGCAAGGTATGGATTCATAACGTTTAATGTGCTATAAGGTCCACTACCAGTGGTTGTTGAATATTGTGTGCCACTGCCAAATGCAACGTTTGTTGTATCAATTGTTTCACTACCTTGTGTTCCACCTAAACTTCTTGCCGCTGTATTTGTAACTCTGTTAGCAACACCACCACCTGCATCTACTGCGATACCACCAACATCGTTTACTGTTGTTCCATTATCCATGTTATCAAGACCTAGTGGGAATCTACCACGTAAATCCGGAAGTTTAAATGTATTGGGGTTAATACCGGTACCATAAGTTGTACCAATGGTGTTATAAAGTTGTGGATATAAACCTTGTGCAACTTCTGAGCCGTCACATAACAAATATCCGCTTGGAATATCAGAAAAACTTGCAATTGGTCCTGCATAAGGCATAATAGCACCAATTGGTACCAACGATGCTCCTGCAAAGAAATTATCTCTTTGAACTTTTCTTAAACCTTGACCTGCTCTAACTATTAATAATTCATCATTGTTTTCATTTTCAGTAACTTCGGTTTGTGCAGAAATAGCGTCCTGTGTTAGTGTTACGTTAAATGTTTTTTCTGTTCCACCAGTTTGACCATCGAAACTGAATCCTGTTGAGTCAGCAACGTGTCCTGATATTTTAAAAACGGTTGAAGCAACCAGTCTGTCTGATGTACCGTTAACGTTACCAAATACATCACCAACAACTGTTCCTGTTAATCTTCCTGTAAATGTTTCTGAATAAACATTTCTAAATCTATTGTTTACTGTACCAATATCCAATGATGCATCAAATGCTTGTGTTCCATCATCGGTTGGTTGAATAGCAACAGTTCCGCTACCTGTTTCACCTACTTGAATATGTCCTTCAAATAATGCATTACCACCAACATATAAATTTTCAGCAATACCTGTACCACCCGAAACTCTTAAAGCACCTGTGGTTGTTGATGTTGCACTTTCTGTTGATGCTAATTGTAATGCTTCAGTAAAATGTCCGCTACCTGTAACATCTAATGCTACTGCCGGAGAAACTTGGTTAATACCAACACGTTTGTTTCTACCATCAACACGCATAACCGTAACAACATCTCTATCCGCTTCTGGGAATACTTTAAAATCAATATTACCATCTAGTGAGTTGTTTTTAATTACAGCATTATTACTTGCAATTTCTAAGTTGAATATTTGGTTTGCACCAACTGTAACACCACCGTCGTTTCTTACAAACAACTGACCGTTCATTGTATCTGTAATATCAGAACGAACAAAGTTATTTGCATTTACAGTTTCAATAGCAGGCTGTGTAACATTCAATGCATCTGCTTTTGTTGCTGTTGCATGAAGTTTGTTTAGTACAATACCGTTGTTATTAAAATCTGTATTTGAAATATTGATACCAGGAAACAGTTCAACAAATCCTTCAATCTTTTGTCTTGGAATAAATTGATCTTTTGAAATAATTGTTACTACTTTATCTGCAACATAGTTTTTAATAACTGTGTGAGTAATGTTTTGTGTATCAACAACTTCTTCTGCTTGAGCGCCTGCTTTAAGACCTCCTGCAAAATTAGGTCCTACCAACTGGAACTGAGCACCTGTGTAAAGATATAATTGATTATTTGTTGTATCTACCCAAACATCTCCTTTTAGAGGATTGTTTGGTTCAACAGCCTCTACGTGAACACCACCGGCTGGTCTCCAGTTACTTGCTCCTGCTGTTGAATCATTAATTTTTAATCTGTTAGTTCCGCTGTCATACCAAAGTTGTCCTTCAATTGGGTTATTTGGCGGATTATTGTCAGCGAAATTTTCTAAAATATGTAGAAAGTTTTCCGCAATCGCTTGACCGTAACTGGCTTCATTACGTCCTATAAACGTTAACGAAGTGTCAACAGTGTTACGACTATTGTCATCAATAACAATAGGATTTTTGTTAATACTATCTGTAAAGTTTACACTATATGCCATTCGTTAAATCTCGCTTATATTTGTCAAACTCTGAATTCTAATTGTATAATCAATCTGTATTAGCCTATTCAATGACTTTTGCACCGGGTGGAATACCACGTGTGTTAAAAGTCTTCCCTGGTTTGCACCGTTAGGAGTATATGCTTTTAATCCTAACTCGTCAAACACATAATTTCCATCCATGTCGGTAGAATTATCAAATGCTTCTTGACCGCTTGGCTCACCATAATCAAGCAAACAACTAATTAAAATATCTGTATATGTTGTACCAAGCGTATGTCTTGTTTCAATAAAGTTTCTGCTTGGATCTGTATTGTTAACGTTATTGTCATCTACAGTTTTATAGTATGTTTGATTGTATAAACTTGCGTTAACACCAACATTATTTGGTGTAAGATATGTAACAATGCCTGTAGGATCAACTGTGGTTCCGCCATTGCCAAAAGCCATTTCAACGATGTTACCACGTCCTTCATTACCTAGCGATTCTGCTAGTGATATACTCATATTTTCATAATGAATAGCATTTCTTTTATCCACGAACACTTTTTTAGTTTCAGGATCGTGAATTTTGATGTGACCTTCCATGAGCACACCCTGGTTTTCTGTTGGCTTTTGATACGTTTGTTTCACTTTTTTATCCTTGTCTGACATTGGTTATTCCCTAATATTTATTACAGGTAAGCCACTGGGTCTCTCCAGCAAGAACTTAGCCTGTGCAGTTTCCGCACGTTGCAATGTGGTGCCTGTTGACGCTGTATTAACGCCTTGCTCGTGCCATACTCTGCCCTGTTTTTGTATTACTTTTAGTTCTAAACCTAGTTGAGGCTCATCTCTAAGTACTAATTTATAGTAGTTTTTACCACTTGAATCGCCCACTGCTTCGATAGTAAACTCCGGTGTTTGCAATACATCACTTTCAACACCTGTGCTATTAGTTTCGTTACTATCAAATGCAATTTCAACATCATGTATCTTAATTGGATTGGTTGAAACAGTTGGTTTTTGTAGTTTTCTACCGCCTAGGTACACTTCTACTTGGTCATGTGCTTCTGCACTAGAACTTATATTAATAGTTTCAAGTACATGCTCTTTGGTACCGTTGGGTAATCCGTCTCTAATTACACCTTCGTAAACATTTACGGTTTCAATGTAAGGAACAGTTTGACTTGGTCCAGCATCAAACACTTTTGTTCCTACTGCGTAAGTTTCTTTAACTCCAGTTCCAAGTGTTCCTCTTACAATTTGTTCTAAATCATTACCGTTAATTTTGTAGAATTCAATTCTTTCTCTATCAATCCAGATAACACCTGGCACTTTGTTTTCTGGACTTGGTGTTTGCAAGAAACTTGCATCAGTTAATGAAATTTTCTTATCGGTATTTTTAAGTGCAACGGCAAGTTTTGTCGAATCTTGATCACTAATACGTTTGTAATGAGATCTGTGTAACATGTCGTTGAAAATTCTATAGCCAATTGAATCATAACTTATTTCTTCGCTGAAAGTTGTGATAACAACCCTTGAACTTGGCGTAACAGTAAACTTATCATCAATTTCAACAGTTGTATTGTTGTCTAATACCTTATAATCTCTTTCTGCTACTATAGGTGTTCCGTCAATTTCAACCCAAATATAATTAGAATCGATAGCAGGACGACTTAACGTATAAGTCCCACCAAGTTTTCCTGTATACACTTCTTTTCTAATCAAATTAGCATCATGATTTGTAAACGTTGTTACTTGATACTCTGTATTAGTTGGTAACTCTGCTCTATTTTTTAGTATAACAAGATTTGCTTCAGTATCTCCGGCACTATCACCTGTTACACTTACTTCATATTCATGATTTCTAAGTATTGTGATAGCAATAGCATCGCCTGAATTTAAAACATTCTGGTTAAATGTTACCAAGTTTGTTTGTGTGTCAAAGTTAAAGTCTCTAATTGGTACCAATTTAATTCCGTTTAGGTGAACTTCAATCTCACCCAATGCTAGGAAGAATGTAGGATACTCTGGATCTTGACTTACCGTATAACTTTGTGTTACACCGTTGCTTACATAGTAAACAGTGTCTGGTGGTAACAGTCTAGTAATGGTTCCTGTGTCTAAATCTTTTACTTCTGCAATTACCATATTATGATAAGGAGCAATATTTCCAGGAATATTTGTAAGTCTATAAGACATAGTGCTACCGTCATCGGTTATAGATTCTTTAATAATCTCACTATATGTTTTTTCGCTTGTACTAAGTGCAGTAATTTCAATAATAGATCCTGATGAAATAGCATCTGGCGGATTAGTTAACAGTATTTCAGCACTTCCTGTATCAGCATCTTCTAAAATTTGATAATCTTGTCTTACACCGTTAACAGTAACAAACGCACTTTTTACATCATCGTAATTTGCTGTTAATCTAAATGTTGTAGTTGAATCATCATTTACAAATCTTTGTCTTTCAAGAATATTTGCACCACCAACATTTAAGGTTTGTATTGTTACAAGTTCACCGATTTCCGGAGCATCAACAAAATCAATTTCTTTGTTCTGATAATCAATTGTATAATCAATGCCATTTTCTAAATAAACACCCGCGACTGATACAAAGACACTGTCTTGTGTGCCAGGATAAAGGTCAAATCCGTAATTACGCTTTATACTGTTACCAAAGTATCTATTTGTTACGATCAATGGTGATCCGTCAGCAGGTGAATTGTAAATTTGCATACTTAATGAATCAAATACCTGTCCTGGAACAACTTCTTCTGGAGCATGGCTTGTGTCTGGTGTTACAAATCCATCACCATCAATGCTAATATCTTCTGGGCGTGTACCTGTTGCTGTGCTGTAACTAAAGTTACCACCTTGAATAATTGCATCAAGGTTGTTTACGTCTGTTGGAACAAGACTTCCGTCTGATTCTTTTTGTCTAAACACAACAAGAGTTCCATCTAGTGCCGCAACACCTAGTGTAAATGTATCCGTATTACCGTCACCAACAATAGTAGGTGTGTTTGTAGGATCCTGTCTTACATTATCAAAGTAAACATTTATTTCCTGTCCACTTTCTGGAGTGTACGGTAGTGTAAATGTTGTTGTTGTTCCATCTGCACGGAACGCATAATCTGTATTAGTTCCTGAGAATGTATCCCAACCATGACTAAACCATGGAAGGCCATCCCAACCAACGCTAATATCAAACTCTAATCCTTGTACTTGAACGCCATCATATTCAACACCAGTCATTAATTGTGCTGGATCTTTACCAAGCATACCTGCTGTTGGTTGATAATAGTAATCAATTCTATCAGTTGCCTGCATTAGATCAATTGATTTCTTATATGTAATGCTAACATTTGCGTTTGCACCCGGAGGTGTATTAAAGATAATGTAACCTTCTTTCTTTTTATAGGTTGCATCTTTTGCTGTTACTATGCTAACTTGATAATTTTCAATATAAACAGTTTCATTATTGATGTTAATATCAATTTCACGCTTATCAAGCGTTGGTAAGTAAGTCAACTTAAACTTAACTTGACCAGAAGTTGCAGTAAATGTATCTGTTTGTGTTTGTGTTTGTATAATTTTCTTACTGCTTAATCTATCAAACGCCATATTAACAGTGTTAATTCTAACTTTTTTGTTTTCTAATATAGCATAAGCAAGTGCAGATTTAGTAACCGCATCTTCTCCGCCGCCGCCAGCAAGTGTAACCGTTGGAGCACTTGCGTATCCGCTACCAGGATTTGTAACTATAATCTCTCTAACAATACCTCTTGAAGTATAAGCAACTGCGGTTGCATCAACAACTGCATCTCCAGGTAAAGTTTTATTTCCATTTGGTAGTATTGGTGCACCATAATAGGTAGGACCAATAATATAAGGATACACTGCTTTATCAACGTCTGCAGGATCAACGGTTATAAAGTAAGCGTATGTACCATCTGGATACTCCGGAGTGTTACAAGTTCTACCGTTGTGTTGATCTAGATCACCTAACCCAGCAACATATTCAAAATCTTCAATGTATCTTCCATCAGGATCGCTACCGTCTGCACGTGGAGTAGTCTTAAGTCTGTAACTAGACTGCATAACCCTTGGATTTGATCTGCCTGTTGGGGTGTCCCAACCATATGGACCGTAAATTGGATATCCATCAAGTGCATAACCTAGTAAAGGTGAGTGATTGTTTTCATCTTTTGTATACATCAAACGTGGATCAGAGTGATAATGATAAACACCATTCTCTTGTGGATGTCCACTACCGTCATCTATTCCCAATTCTTCATGATTTTCTACAGCATTAAGTTCATACTCAACACCATTTCTTACTTCACTAAGTGCCGCTTTTGGATTGTAGAAAACAACACCATTAACAGCAACACCAATTTCTCCCAGCGGTGTAGCAACTTTATCGATTGCTTCAACAGGTGTGCGTGTTATTTCAAATGTAAAGTCCTGTGCTGTAACAGTATTCACACCAGGATTTCTAAGGAAACCGTGATCAGGTATGCTTGTTGTTTTAACAAAGAACCTTGTATCAGTATAGTCTGTTGTAACCAACGGTCTAAACTGCGATGTTTGAGTAATTGTAGGCTTGTTTGTACGGCCGCCACTAATAACAACTATTGGTGGTTCTGTATACCCTGCACCCTCGTCGGTTACATCTATTCTTCCAATGCTAAACTTATAATTATCAAACCAATTTATGTAAGGTTGTTCACTTATCTTGTCATCTGTAATTTTAACAGCAACAAATTTCTTATTTTCTTCATCCCAGTAACTAGGAAGATCAAAGTCTGTTGTTCCGGCATTTACATTTTCTAAACTTTCATAGTTGTTAATAAAGTTTCTAATAACAGTTTTATAAGGTTTAACTTCTTTAACATAACTTTCAATATAACCAGGATCACTTATTTTGTAGTTTAATTTTCTACTTAGAGTTCCAAGGTTATTTGTAATGTTTATGAAACTAGATTTAAATGCCCAATCAACAAAACTTTGTTCACTAAACACATGTCTTATTGCAATAAAGAATAGTTCATTCCAGTTGGCTTTTAGATCATCTACAAAGATGTTATCTCTAATGGTTTCTAGAATTTTTCTTGTTTCAGTAATTGGCTCACTATCAAACAAATTAACATCATAATTTTCTAAACCTGCAAAACCAAAATTTAGTTCTTGGTAATTGTAAATGTTGGTATTAATTTGTATTGTTGATTTTGCTTTGTACATTAAGTCATAATCATCACTAAATGTACCATCAGCAATAACCTTACGCAGAATCATTTTGTTGCCGTCACCTGCGTTATCTATCTGTACTAATTCTCCTAATTCTGGAGTAATTGTGTTTAATTCGTATGGTGCTGTAATTTTGTGATTAATAATTTCGTCTACTGTAAACCCATCAACAACGTAATCTTTATAACTCCAGAATCTATTTAGATTATATGTTTGTGTATTAGTTCTTGTCCAGTTGTTTACAGAACTTACCCATTCATATAAAGACCAATTATTATTTGCAGTTTCATCAACTGCTACTAAAACTTTAAACGGTCTAATTTCTAAATTTAAGTAACTGTAGTTTGTTCCCTTTTTAAGAACATCAATCGAAGTTACTCTTCCTCTGCTATCAATATTTGCTTTAAGTTTAGCACCCGAACCGTCTCCTGTTAATGTAATCTCAGGAGCATTAACATATCCGTATCCTTGGTTGTTAACAGTAACTTTAGTAACTCTACCATTAACAAGAGTTGCTGTTGCTGTTGCTGTAACAAGATCTTGTGTACCAATTTGACTTATTTCTGCAAAGTCGTCAACTCTTACGTCCCATTTACCTGTTCCCGATCCTGGTTCAGGATCTTTTTCAAACAAAGGTTGAATGTTTTTAGTGTCAACAACTCTAGTTTTACCCATTACATCATTACAGTATGTAATAATAGTTTTTAATGCTTTTAGTCTATCAGCAAAGATGCTCTGTCTTGGGCGTATTTGTAGTCCATATTTTCTTGTTGCTGGCAATGCTGGGTCAGGTACAGGGTTTCCTTGACTGTCATACCCCACCAAACTATCAATAAGTTTTTTAACTAATAGTTCGTTTTCAATTTTCTTAGTTTGTTTTTCACCAATAAGTTGCCATTCGTTGTGCTCTGGTATGTCAGTTTCAACATTTCTATATTGAATATTTAGATTAATATTTAAATCGTCGAGAGTTGTTTTAACATTGCTTATACTAATAGCATTTTTGCTCAATAGTTGAATGCTTTTTATTCCATACGCTTGAGGATCTTCAATAATATTCGCAACTTCTACAGCAGGTAATTTTCTATTTGCTACATCAGGTGTTGTAATTTTATTTTTAACCCAATAGTAATATCTTGTTTCAAACCCACTTGTGTTTCTATTATAGATGTTTTTAGTTACATAAATGTCGTCACCATACTTAGGTGTTCCGCTAAATCCTAGGCTGGTTCCTTCAACCGTTCCAGAAAGTTCTTCCCATTCACTTGGTAGTAGATCTGTTTCTACCCATTCATAAACATCAACACTTGATCCTGGAAATAATGTTCCCCAGTTTGTTTTTCTATATTCTGTATCACCTTGTTCATACCAAACATAAGCAACCGTGCTTAAATCCCACCAAAGTTCTCCTACATGTTCTTCTGTCCATGCCGTGGTAGGTCTTACGGTTACACTATTATCGCCTTGTGTATACGAAGCAGGATCAACGTCGGACTTGTATGAAATTTCTGCTTCTGCTAGGTAAGGAATTTTTCCTTTAGCAGGATCAACAGTTTCAAGGAAATCTTTAACTCTATTTGTTGCTGTATTATATGTAAATGTTTTCTTGACACTGTAAGGATCAACTGGATCTTCTTGTACTCTTAGTTTGTTCCAGCCACCTGTTTTAACTTTTTGGAAAGACCATAAAGCACCTAGTGCACCTGTTCCATATTGATCATGATTAGGAGCACCAATTAATAATGAATTATTTGTGTAGTTCATTCCCTGACCAAAAGCATCAAAACTCTTTAATGTTTCTGAGTTAACCTTTTGACCAAAGACAAATTTAGTATTCAATAACGAATATGTAAACACCGTACCACTTGCATAATTTTCATCAACAAGTTTTAAACTGTTAGCATCAAATGTTGTTTCTAGTGTTGTTTCTTCTAGACTGCTATCTTCTAATCTTGTGTATTTGTCAAATGATGTTGATAAAACATTTCTGCCGTGTTCACTCCATACAGCAAATCCGTCACCTGCAGGGTTAACAGAAATATTTGAACCAAATTTTTCTTCTAGTTCTTTTAATGGACTGAAGATTGTTTGCTGATATGTATAAAGATCTTGACTGCTATCGTCGCCTGTTTTCTTAAAGTAGAAAACTGCGCCGGCATTGATATTGCCAGCATCTTCGAAAGGAGCACTTATTATTAATGTGTTTCCATTCTCACTCATTGATACTGCATATCCAAACTGATCACCTGCATCAATTTGATCAAACGTTGCAGAACTAATAGTTTGTAGCAATTGATATTCGTTATTATGTAATCTGTAAACAAACACCGCACCCTTGCTTGCAGAACTATCGTCACTTTGTAATTCGTATCCTGGAGCACTTACAGCAATTAACGATAGGTCTTTGGTTCCTGTCATTGAAGTACCAAATCTATCTCCATCTCTGCTATTAGATATGCTTAAAATATGATGATCACTTATATTCCAATCTACTGTGCTACCATCGGCAAGTGTTGTCTTATCATAAATGTATACTTTACCTTGATGTGCTGTTTTTCCAGGGGCTCCAACTAAGAGTTTTGTATTTGAAACTAATAAACTTGTTCCAAAGAATGCATCTGTTTCAGGTTCACTACAACCGATAACATAATTTCTTTTGAAAAGATTATCTTCAGTATCATAGGTATGTAAAGTAACAACACCTTCACGTGAAAAGTCACTTGGTATTGCTGTAAAATCTCCTATGCTTACCCTAAAGTTATCCTTGTAAGAACTATCATCAACGGCTTTAAAGTTACTTGCTGTTGGGGCGCCAGCCGCTAGTACCGAACCGTCGTTGCTTAATGCAAGACTTGTTCCAAGTGCAGGACGACCTGCATCACTAACAATATTGTCACTGGAGTTATCACTAATTGCAAAACCTTGTGTAGTTTGAAGTGTTCCAATGCCTGTGTTAAATTCTCTGCCAAGCACATAAATTTGTCCTTCATCGCCAAACCCGGGTGCCGCTACTACAATTAATCTACCGTTATCTGCTGAAGCAATGTTATAACCAAATTGCTGTCCAACTATTGGATTAGGACCTGACCATTTTTGTTCAATAAATGCATCTATCTTTTGATATACTGCCCACTTGCCAGTTCCGTCATCGTCAGCAAATACCAATGTTCCTGTTGTTATTTTAGAAACATTTTTTAAATCATTAATATCGTCTGGATTTGTAACCCTTAGGCTTAAAAACTCTAAAATTGTGCCGCCGGCACTGTCTTCAAGTGTTGCACTTGTGTCGTTACCAATTACCTTAAATCTAGTGGTTGATAATACTTCGTCAACCAAGTAAACATTATCAACATCATCGTTGAAATTTTTAACACTAATAAGTTGACCTTGTACTAAGTTATGATCAATATCAGTATTAAGTGTTATCTTACCATCAAGAAAGTCAGTTTTTAAATCATCTGTTTGTACAACTCTTGCTGGAATGGCTTTTAATTGATAAACATTCCAATCTTTGCTTTTGTCTTTTGCAACCCAAATAATATCGCCGTCATCTAGTTGATTAATAATGCTACTACCAACTAGATCATTGTAACTGAATGCTGTTGTTGGAATATCGTCAAGTCTAGGATATCCTGCAACAGGAAGTTTATTAATATATGTGCTTGTAATACCATCTGTTGCACTGAGTGTTGTTACAGGCCAAGGATTATTATCATAGTCCGCAGGTTTTACAGCAATCTTATTTGCTAACAACTGGATATTGTTTCCTGGTGTTGAGTTTGTTGTAACCGAAGAAACAAAATCATATGCTTGTGGATTGTCAACGTTTAATGTTTCATCAAGTGTAAAATCAATTTCTTTTACAGTTGATGTGCTTCCTAAACTACCAACCTTAAATGCCCATTCTTCATCATAAGTAACATCTGTTTGTACGTCATCAACTTTTAAACGACTTATTTTATCAATAGCGTTTGCTGTTCCTTTTTCTTTGATAAATCCTTGATAAAATTTATACTGTGAAACATTATCCTGAATCAAATTATCCAAGTAAAAACGTTTTTGATATCCTATTAAATGTTGTGAAAGTTCTGACGTTGTTACATCAAATGTTTCTGTGTCTAGATTATAAAAGTCTTGGAAGTTACTAATTTTAAAATCCAAGTTTGGTAATAGTTCTGCTTTAGGTTCATTTTCTAAATAGATCCAGTCACTGTAATTAAAAGTTTCTACACCAGGCAAAAATGATTTTGCAGAGTAATATTTTGTTTTGTATTTTACAACATCACCAAGATTGTAATCTCTAAATTGTTGCCACGGACTAATTTTTGCTTCATCGTATACAAAGCCAGGAGAAAATAAATCACCGTCCCAATCTGTGGTTTTAAATCCAATTAATTTTATTCTTTCTTGTCTATAACCCGCTTCTTGGTCATACACAATATCACCAAAAATTGTTTTGTCATCTAGTACAACAACATGTTCTTTCTGAATTAGATTTAATTGAATATTATAAATTCCTTGTTCTGTATCTTTTGTAGATAAACTAAACAAGCCTTCGCCACGCACGGTTGAAATATTTGCACGAGGCAACGGACTTCCGCCGGCAGTATAAATTGTATATTCATAGAAAGTATCTAAAACGTTATCAACTTGTCCTGTTCCGTATTGAAACTTAACCTTTTGTGCAAAAGGTGACAATGTAATAATGCTTCCTTTACCCCATGCTTGTGTTGTCCAGTATAAAAATTCTTTTCCGCTAAACGACCAATTAGATAATTCTCCTAGTTCGTTAACTCTTTCATCAAACACAAAGCCAATGCTTTCAAGATATTTTTCATAACCAATAATGAGATTATAAACTTCTTGTACATTAGGAAGAACAATGTTATATGGAATTTCTGTTACAGTTTCCTCAAATCGTCTTGGTTTTTGTACACTGGTTCCGCCAGTTAATGGCAACTCTGCCAGTCTAGTATATTTTGATTGATCAAACGTAGTTCCGCTTGTGTGGTCTTCTTTAACTCTAAAATAAGAATCTTCGTATTGTACAATTTGTCCAATACCATAAAACTTATTTTCTTGCCAAAGAACAAACTTTGCTGTGGTACCACCAACCACTTCGGCAGAATCTCTTTCTGAAAGTATTGGTTTAAAGATTTTAAACACAGGCTGATATTTGTCATATCCTTTTACAAGATAACCGTTGTCTGTTTTTTCAACAATTATGCCTGACATTTTTGCAGTAAACACAGGATTTGATTTTCTAAAAGTTATTTCGTAATTTTCTTGAGGTAGGAAAACACTCTTATCAGGACTGTTAGGATTACTGCTTTCTAATAATATACGCAATCTTTCTTTGTTTACAAAAGCACCTGTTTTGTAAGTTAGATTCATGCTGGTATTAGATAATCTGTCGTAATAACCTGTTTTAACGTTTTGGCCTTTGTCTTTCAAATAATCAACAACACAAACATGATACCCTGATCCAAAATATCTTATATCATTATAATAAAGATTATGAATTTTAATATCTGTAAAGTCAACTATCTTTCCTGTTGACTTGTATACTGTGTTACCGCTAGGTGATACAATATTTTGACTTGTGTCAAACTGTGTCGTTAGATAGTTTGCTGGTTTTAATAATGCTAATGCAATTTGTTCAGCAAACGGATACCAACTACTTGATCTCCATGCATATTCTGAAGGACCACCGTCTCCAAATACCCAATCATTGTTTAAATTTGTGCTAATAAATCCTGCAACCATGTTTGCTTCAATTGGAGATAATAACTCTCCGTATTCGTTCACAGGAAGTATTTTGCTTAAACCTGGTCTAGCATAAATTAAATTTTCTTTGCCAGTACCAAAATCAAAACCCTTTTCTAAATCATTCCATAAAATTTTGTTTCCGTTTGTGTAAGGTGCTGGACCATATCGGTCTTCCCACCAAGATGGTTTTTCACTATAACCTATCATTTCCCATGGATCTGTATGAGGTCTATCTGTATCAAAAAACTGTTTGTAAATTTGTCTCCAATATCCAGGCAAACTTTCGTTGTTAATAGTATCTGATGTATTATCAAGATTATAAGAGAAAACGTCACCTTCAACAGATGTTGTATTTGTCAAATAATCAATTTCATAAAAATTAGCCCAATAACCAAAATCATCTCTTAAGATATCTATATATTGATCGTAATTAAATTCTGTTTTTCTAAAAGCACCGGGTCTAAATTCGTTGTTATCAAAAACATTTCGTTTGTATTCTACTTTAATATTATTGTAAATTCTTTTTTCTAATTCTAAAAGAATATCATCACGATAATCATTGTAGGCTACTGTTTTACTTCCGTCGTGTCCCTGGATAACTTTAGTTGGTGTTACGTAGGTATTGTCAACATAAATCTTAGGAGTATACTTAGGATATAATCCAAGTTTTGTTGGTGTGCTAGGAATAGCATTACCTACAGTTTCATATTCATAAACAACAACCTTATCACCAATTGATGTATCTCTTTTAAGAATAACAGTATTATCCGTTAAATCAAACTCATAATCAACATCATTAATTAGATGCTCTCCATTATAATAAACGTAGATACTTCTATTGCTTATCTCTGTTAAATTAAAATTACTTTGAATTCCAAAAACTTGCTGTTCAAATGTTGTAACTTCATATTCTAATTTTGTAAGAGTTTTACCGTAACCTGCCATATCACTATAATAATATGGACTATTAACATTGCTGTTTAAGGAAAGTTTATATAAAATATCGTCAACGTCATCTCTTGGTAAACCGCTAATTTCAACCTGTTCAAAAGTTTCAATAAATCTTTGTTTAAAAATATTATAATCTACAGAATTTTTTCTAATAGCCTTTATAACATTTGTTTCAGAATCTATTAATCCAAACATTGCCGGAAGTAAACTACCTTGATGTTTTACATATCTATTTCCTTTTTTGTATAGATCTTTAATATCTCTAGCATTAGAAGTTAAATTGAATTTCCCTTGAACCCTTTTATCATTTGTAAAAATTGTATTAACATGATCTGTTATACTTCCAAGTGTAAATGTTTTAAGATCATTATTTTCACTGTTATTGGTTAAGTTAACAGGAGGCTCATAAAATCCAAAATCTGTTGGCAATCTATCTGTTAAAATTTTTGTAATTATTCTAGAATTTGTTGGTATCGCTTGAACAAAATCAATAAACAACTGTTTACTGTTATCACTTCTTCTAGTTGTAAAACCAGTTGTTGGTTTAAGAACATCACCATTTACTTGAACAACTATATTTTCAGCACCAATGTATAATCCTGGATCCTGAATTGCTGTTACTTCGATAAATGGTGTTTCTGCAATAGTATCATTTAATTGTACTATTTCTTGCCTTGTTTTTTCGTCAACAAGACTCCATCCTGATTCAAAAACACTTTCTGTAAGTGATTTATTAATTTTAATACTGCCACTTGCTGTATCTTGTAAAATATTTTGATTATTATTTGTATATACAAAAGTAGAATCGTCCCAATCAAATTCAAAAACAATATCACCAATGTTGTTTACATTCTGATATTCAATTGGAAATCCTAAAATAGGATCATTAGCACCCGATCCTTGTTTATAACTTACAAGTTCATTTCCTTTAAAGTTTTCAATACCGTATGTAGAATCAGCAAAACTTACACCCTGTTGATCATACAAATCAAATAATGGTGCTTGATTAATTGTTGTTTTCTGCTGTGCCTTAATCCATTGTGTTCCATTAAAGTACCAACTGGTTCCTTTGTTACTAACACCTTTGGTTACAACAACACCTTGTCCTTGAACAGGCACATCAACTTCTTCTAAATGTAATCTGCTTTTTCCGCCATGCTCAACAAATTGAACTTCGTAAATTTTTCCTTTAACAGTTATATCTGGGTCAGCATTAAAACTTACTCTCATGCCTGCTGTTAGATCAATCTGATCAACATAATAACCTATTTGTCCTTCGACATCACTAAAGACATCTGTAGTAACAGTATCAATAAGATCAATGTTTCCTAATCCTTCTACGGCAAAGTTATGCAATTGAATGTTAGGTAAAAATTCTATAATAGGTCTTTTAGCACGTTGGGTTTCATCTAACACAACTGTTGTATTGTTGTACTTTGCTGTTTGCTCAATAACTTCTTTATGAAACCATCTATTGTATCTAGTCCATGGGTTCTTATCAATACTGGCGCGATTAATTGTTACATACTCTGGAGTTTCGGGTGAACTTTCTGCGTCGTCGTAAGGTGTTTCATCAAACGCATCGATATCAAACTCGTAATCAAAGTTTTGACCGTATCCTTCAGGAGTGTCAAATTCGCTTACTGGTAAAAGTTTAATTTTATCCCCAACACCTTCAACATAAAAGTTTTTATTTTTATATGTGCTTGGTGTAACATTACCATCAAAATTTACCTTTAATCCATTTGTAAATTTAACACCATTAGAACTTGTATATTCTGATTTTCCTAAAATCTCAGTTGGAATGTTTATGTTTAATTCATCTTCAGCATTTTTAATTTCAAAAATACCCTGCATTTCTTGATGCACACCGCAGGTATAATAAAGTATATCTGGAGCACCTTTTGGTATTGTAAAGACTACCGCACCGTTTTCTGTACCGTTATTAGTGATACCTTCTTCGTATTGATCTAATGCACCTGTAGTCTTGGCAAGTTTGATATAAAAAGGATGTCCTGGTGCATTAACTTCGAACTTATATGTTGCACCTCTAAATAATTTAATAATAGGATTAGCACTACTACCGTCTGGAGTAAACACCCATGCATCTGAATTTTGATTTGTTACTGTGAAAGCACTAACAGTACCTTCTGCTAATCCAGTAATAGTTACAGGACTAGGACCTTGTGGTAACCAATAATACTGTCTATAGTTTGAAATCTTGTCAAAGTCAATATGAGGATTCCAAGCATAGTATTTGCTTGAAAACAATTTATCATGGTTATCTGTATTTGAATTAAAATAATTTAATTGATTAATTAAATCATCATATGTTGCTAACCATTCAGTCCTGTCATCAAAATCATCTCTAATAACAACACTTGGTAAAAGATTGTATCTTCTTCTGTTTGATGTTGGTTCAGGAACATATTTGTCCTCTGGTGTTACTGTTTTAGAATATCTACTTCCAACAAATCCGTTGATTCTTTCTAATTGTCCTTTTGAAATTAACGGATCAAGTGTCGAGCCAAGAAACTTTTTATTTGCTTCTGTTCTAAAGAACATAGGCAATAGTGCGGAACTATTTCTATATTTGTCCTTGTTAGTTGCATTAACAGGAGTGTTGCTGTTGTCGCTGTAAGCCATTAGTAAGTACTACCTCCGCTACTTGAAGTGCTAGTTGAAGTAACGGAAACTGTACCTACTTGATCGACGCTACTTACAACATTACCAGATGCTTGTAAATTTGCGGCTGTTAAACTATCTATAATTTCAACGTTATCTACTGTAGCACTGCTAATAAAAATCTCATCTGATTTGCTTGTTATTTGGAACAAGGATCCAAATGCTTGACTATTGCTACGAGGAACAATAACAATATTTGCTAAATCCGGCGCCATTTGATTATGAACATACGTTGCTAATTCTGTAAAGAAGAATGTATCACCAAAATCCCAATTTTGAATATCAAAGAATTCATTTATTGCGGATATCACACCCGACTTCAATTGATTATCACTAACTGTACTTTGTTTTGATCTTACAATTTTAAATTGTGATTGTAAATCTGTATCAGCATTTGCTCCAAATAATTCTCTATATTTTACAGTATGAAAAATTAACGTATCACTGATTGATTTAACTTTTTCCAATGCTGGTTCAAACTGACTTCTAAGTTGTTCCGAAGTTGGTTCTTCTGGTTGTGTTCCACCATTCTTAATATAGTATCTGTAAGAATCATCGTATGCTTCTGTAAGAATATATAAATCAATTATATTTGTTTTGCTTGGATCTAATCTTCTATCATTTTCTGCATTATGAACATACTGGAATTTAATTCCATCTCTACCAGGTTTTGCAAAATAAGAATTTTCTAAATCTAATGAACCTGTTGTTGAATTATAACTTTTTACAACATTTTCTGTTGAGCCATAAAAATAAAAAAGTTGTCCATTTGTATAATCACTAAGTGCAGGAATACTGCTTTCATTGTCAAAAATTACAAAGTTTGTTGCAGAAACTTTTTTTGCAACCGTAATATTATCAACCACAGTGTTTTGGAAGAAAACAAATTTGTCTCTGTAACCTCTACTGTCTGTAGACTCTGGTGCAACAATGTTAATAAAACTATCAGGATCGTCGATCATTCCGTCATCGTCGGAATCATATAAGTTAACTTCTACCCTATTTGTTTCCTCAAACCCGTCAGCATTTCTAATAGTACCCGTAATTTCCCATGGATAATCTTTTGTTAATATTGTATCCAATATTGGATCTTCGTTAACTTTTAAAATTTTAACCTGATCTTTAATAACCAATCCTGTTTTAGGATCATATGTTTTTCCTCTAGCATCAACATAAAATTGTACCAGATCTTCACTTTCAAATCTATAATCTAAACCTCGATAGGTAACTGTATACGTTTCACCGTCTGTTTCAAAAAGCACAAACCAACTTTTATCTGCTTTTGTGCCTGAAATATCACCTTCTCTATCTAAACTAAAAGGATCAATGGTGTTTACATTTGCATTGGTTACAATCTTCCATGTAAGTGTTGATTGATCATATCTGATACCAAAGTTTTTATAATTGAACACTAGATCAACAATTTCTGTTTCAATGTCACTTGGTAAATCAGTAACAATGTTAGGAATAATTTCGCTTGGAATAGCAAGTGACGTAATAACTTCACTTAGAATAATTGGTCCTGTTCCGTCATCTAATGCACCAAGACCGCCGTTTGATCCATCACCAACAACATTTAAAACCTTAACCCATATGTAATCTCTGGTTGTTTTTGTTTTTGTTGTTGTTAACTCGCCGTTAGGTAAAAAATATCTGCCTGACGGTGGAACAAATTTAATCATTGCATCTGTTGCAATAAATTTAAAATTGTTTCCTGTAAACGAACCAACAGTAATAGGTGCTCCGTTAACTGTATTTCTAAAATAACCTGTAACGCCGCCGGTTGTATTAGTCGATTTTACCCAATCAATATTAAGTCCTGTGGTGTTTACCCTTGGAAACTTATCATAGTAAAAACTCTTTGTTGCAATTCCAGCAATAATGGGTTCAATTCTATTTCTTAAAACACCTAACACATCATTTCTAGATGAAAATGTAAATGCGAAGTCAACTTCAAAATCGTTTTTGTAAATTATTCCGTCATCTGCAATAATGTTTGTGCTTGAATATTTTCCTGTTGGATCTTTAATTTCAAACTGTCTACTAATTCCACTGCTTGCTCTGTTAACTGCCTTTGCTTTAACAATTTGTGGACTAGAAGTTAAAGGAAAAGTATTATAGTCTTCTCCTGTTACCATTCTGTTTTGTGTATAATAAGCCTGAGGTGCGTTACGCTTGATGTTCTCAACGCTTTCTGTTGCACTTGCATTTGTTACTGTTGTTTGTAAAGCACACTGTAAAGTAAGAGTATTTTCTTGTCCTGTTTTACTTGTGTAACCAATTTCAACAACAACGTTTTGCATGTCTGCAGGTCTAATTGTATATGTTAATCCGTTTGAGATTCTGTAATATGTTCTAAAGTTTCCGTTAGGTAAATCACCAAAATTACCATCAGCAAAATTTAAACTAACTTGATCTAAATCTCTAGAAACTACGGTGTAAATTTTTCTATTGCTGTTTGCAACAGAATTATAAATTGCATTACTACCTAACACACTGTCTAATTTGGTCCATTCGTTTGCAAAATTACCAAACTGATCAAGTTCCCATAACCAAACATCTGAATTATTAATATTTGGAGTATTCAAGTTAATGATTTCGTTATTTGATGGATCATTAATTGTAAACAACGAAGTTACCAATGTACCTTGTTTGAAATTTACAAAGAATCCTGTGTTTTCTGAACTGTTACCTTTTTTATCATTTCTATATAACAAACCAAATGTATTTGCTGGCAATGGTGTTTCTTCGTAAATTGATGTTGAATCAATTCTAGAACTTACAATGTCAAAAGTTGTTTGTGTTCCATTAATAGTTTTGTCAAATGAATAAACAGGAATGTCTGTGTTATTACTGTTTAACTTGTATAAATCTGTTTGTATTCCACCTATAACCTCAGATGCATTTGGTTTGCCATATACCGTAGATCCTGAAAATGCATTATTCATAATAGTAAGTGTCTGTTCTAGCCAATTAGCATTTGAATCATCATTCCAGGTAATAAATCTATTTCTCAAAGGAGTTCCTGTGCTGTCAGTGAGATTTTCTGTGGTTTGAACTCCTGTTACTTTTAATATTCCGCTTGCACATTCATTTCTTTTGTTGTTATATCCAACAAGTCTAGCAAGTCGTAAAACACTTTCTTTTTTCTCAGCGGTTTCAATAAAGTTTTCTCTAGCATTTAGATCAACTCTGTAACTTAAACTTTGTCCTAAAAATGCAATAACGTCAATAAGTGCAAGATATTCACTTGATTCAATATAGTCATTGTAATCTTCTGGATAATTCTTACGTAGGTAGTTGATCATTGTCCTACGAATAGTAGGAAAATCATATGCTGTAAAGTCTGCGTCTGTAAATGATCGATAGATCTTAGACCAGTCTTCTGTAAGTAAAAGTGAGTTTTGTCTGTCGTAACTTGCCATGCAAATATTTACCTTAAATTATAAACTGCGTATATTATTACAGAGTTAGCAAACCATTTTCACGATCAAAGGCTAAGGTCATAGTTTCTACCTTATCGTAAGCACTAAATTCAAGTTCTACTTGTACTTGTATTCCATATCCTTGTTCTTGTATTATAATATCACGTGCTACTACCCTAGGATCTGCCTTAATAACCGCAGTTACATCGGCCATAATTTGTTCTCTAACATCATCTGTAAGTGGTTCGTATAGTGTACTCCATATTGAAGTACCAAAATTTGGATTGTAAATTCTTTCGCCTTTTCGTGTGTTAAAATGGTTAAGAATATCCTGTTTTATAAGTTCGGTATCGTATAAAGAAAACGTTTTTGACGTTTGATTTACCGTGGATACACCTTTATAAAACTGCGATACCTTTGTAGCGTTGTTAACGTTAGTAAGGTTTGTTTCAATGTTAATTTCTTTATACTGTGCCATAACTCTATTTACCGCTAACTTCTATGTCGGTGTAACTACTTGTTGTGCGTTCTTTATCTCTGCCTTCATGTCCCGACCAAGGTTCATGCATTGGTATGCGTTTCATTATGCTAATCAATGGTGTATCAGATGCGTAGTAACCCTCTTTCCATTCTAAGGTGTTGTCAACTTTTTCATTAGGGAATACTCCTAACGCTGGAACGTTGTATGGCATTTCAGCACCTGTGTCAAAAGGTATTAGTGCATCAGGTGTAGGTATGCCCAATGCTGATATTACAATAGGTTCTGCCGGTAAGGCACCAGGTCCTGGTAAGTTAAGATGTACTTGAGCACCATCGACATAAACATTCGCTGTTGATTTTATATCAATTGTATCTGTAACTGCGACAACTTCTACTTTACCCTCAAAAGTTGTCAACCTAATATCGTGCTTACTATTAACTTGAAACTTTGCTGGAAGTGGTCCAGCAATGTTTGTATCAATTTTAAAATCACCATGAACTGTTTGCGGTGTAACTGGAGGAACCAATTCCCAATAAAGACCCGGTGCCGGCGGCGCTGGAGCATTATTGCTAGACGGTAATGTTGTTTGTGTTAATGCCTTAAAGAACTGTGTTGCAAAAACAACAGTGTTGCCTTTATAATATGTTCTCTGAGGATTGTAAGTTGGTTTATTCCAAATTTGGTTTTCAAACACATTGGTCTTAAATTCAATACCAGTTCCTGCACTGTAACGTTGACCAAACTGTGAAACCAAATCAATTTCACCTGTTCGAACTCTTGTGTTTAGTTTATTGCTAATATCTAAGTTGTTAGTGCTTAAAGAAAAATCAGAAGCGGCTATTCTTGCGTCATCAGACTGGATATCCAACGGTCCCCTTGTTTCTAATCTACCATTAACTTTTCCAAGCAATCTTAATTCACTTGCTTCTAGATAAGTTCTTTCTGTTCCTTTTAGATTTAGGTTACGTCCTGCTTCAAAATTAATATCTCTATCTGCACGAAAATTAAAGTCTGCTTCTGTATGAATGCTTACACTGTCTTTAGCATAAACATCAATTTTTCCATCGGCTGTCATTTCTATCCAAGCACTGCCTGATTGATTTGCAATATAAACTATTTCTTCGGTGTCATGTAAAAGTATCTGTGCACCTTTGCTTGATCTAATTCTAATTAGATTATTTTCATCAGCAACATCACCGTCGTCCATTGTAAAAGTATGGCCGCCTAAATTAGTAATCCTTCTTTCTCTTTTATCTTTTTCATACTTTACAACAGTTTCAACTAGATCTTTCTTTTTTGCAAACTTTCCTGGAGTATTGAATCCTACCATAGATGTTCGAGAATCTCTTAATACACTAGAAGTCGTTTGTCCTCTAACTGTATCAACTAGCAATCCTTGTTTTTTTAAAACATCAGCAAATGGGTGTATTGCTCTTTTTAATTTTGTAGGTTCCGGTGTACCGTCATCTGATGGATGATGTTTTTCTGATGCAGGCAACCCAACACTGCTTGCATACTCATCTAGTTTACTTTTTTCAGCGGCTATATTTGAGTCTGTTGCAAAATCTGGAATAGTTTTTCCTATACCAACCGGTAAAATTCCACCTAACCAAAATCCTTCTGTTGCATTTTTATTTGCAAGTGCTACCAATCCCATTGTTCCAATTTCTGGTGTTGGTACTATAAATCCGGAACTAGTTTGGGAATCTTCAAAATTCTTAATATCTGTCCCTACATAATTTCTATCCTTAGAACTAATGTACGGATACAGTTGTCTAACAGTGATAGCATCAGACCCACTGTATTGTTTTCCTAAAAGTTTTACCTTAAAAGTATCTAAACCACCAACTTCTTTAACCTGTCCCATAACCAATAAATCAAAAATTGCATCATGCATTTCATTATGATACTTGGTCGGCGTGGGCCTTAAAGATTTATGATGTTTAGCAAATACTCCACCTCTACCGTGCATTATGTTATAATTCCTTGTGTATTATCTGTAACATTCTTTACCTTTTGTAAACTAGATTGTACAGGTTGTGTGACTTTGTTAACAGAAGTACTAATAACATTATCAACAGGTACTCCGCCCAATGATGCTAATTCAGTTACACTGCTTACCGCTTCAGTAACTCCTTCTGGAACAAACTGACTTGCCGCAGATGTTACTTTAGATAAAGCATCTGCTGGACTTAAACTTGCTATATCACCAATTTTTTCTAATATACTAGATCCTTGTTTTTTCTCTTTTGAAATGTCTGTTGTTCCGTCACCTCTAGGATCTGGTTTTTCTGAAAACTTGCTTAATAGTGCCGCTACTCCCGCGGGACTGCTTGGAATGCTAAATCCTGTTGCTGATTGAACTGCACTTAACGCAAAACCAATTGGATCGCTTGCCGCTTGTTGTGCTGTAGCAATAGTGCTTTTTACTTTGTCAGCATTTGCCTTTGCTGTTGCAACCACATCGGCTCCTTTTGCGGCGGCTTTACTTCCCGATACAACACCTGATCCGACTGCGGTTGTTCCTGTTCCTTGTGCCGCACTAATTAAACTAGTTTTTGCGGATGCATTCGGAGGAACGGTTACAATAGTAGGCTTTTTGTGTTCATTTCTTTCGCTTTCGCCTGCTAGTTCTGTTTTTTTATTAACTTCTTGTATTGGAAATGACATTAGGATGATCCCTCCGTATCAGTTAAATTTACCTGTGGATCTGTATTACTAGCAACTTTTACCTCGTCTTTTTCTTGATTAGGACGTCTTAATCCTAAAATTTGTTGAGTAAACGTTCCTTCATTAAATCTGTTTTCTATTCTTGCTACTTGATATAAACCGCTATACCCTGTTCCACTTTTTCTTTTT